GGAAACGCTTTCCTCGTTACGAACGCGAGTTCGCGCACGAGCAGATATGAAGAATTCCAACTTTGTTGAGGATTCCGAATTAAACCAATACATAAACTCTTCTTATCAAGAGTTATACGATCTATTAGTAGCCTCATTTGAAGACTACTACACTGCAGCACCTACTAGTTTTACCGTTGCATCTGGATCTAATACTTACGATCTACCATCTGACTTTTACAAACTTCGTGGTGTAGATTTCAGCACAGATGGATCTAACTACTACACAATGCAGCCATTTGATTTTGCAAACAGAAATAACTTTAATAATTCTGTTGGCGTTTTAAGTGGATATCAATTTCAAAATAAATACCGCATAGTTGGCGACAAGTTATATTTCACCCCTGAAGATAGTGCGGCTGGATCTTATCGACTATGGTACGTTCCACGCGCGACAACTCTTTCATCCGATTCCTCAACCCTTGATGGGATAAACGGTTGGGAAGAATATGTTGTAGTAGATGCTGCTCGTAAATGTTTAGCAAAAGAAGAAAGTGATACAACTTTTTTAATTGCCGAAAAAGAGGCGCTACGTCAACGTATAATCGCTATGTCTGCACGTAGAGATGCTGGTATGCCTAAAAGTATAACTGATCTTAACGGTGGATTATATAATGGATATTACCGTAGTAGGATTTTTTAATGTATAAACGGTTTAAAAAGATTGAGATTGCCGACCAGATTATGTCTCGAATGCAGGACAATGTGGATTCTGCAATCTCTCAACTTTCTGTAACCGAAATATTACAAGGACAATTAGTAAAAAATATCTCTTTAGCTTCATCGTCTACTACAAAAATATCTCATAAACTCGGACGTGCTCCAATAGGATGGATAATTGTAAGGCAAAGAGCTAGTTCGATTATATGGGATACACAAGATACAAATAGCAATCCGAATTTAACATTAAATTTAAATTGCAGTGCCAATGTTGTTATAGATCTTTGGGTTTTTTAATTAGGAATAGAAAATATGTCAACTACAACTTATATGGATCTAGAATTACCAACCCCATCAGTCACGGTTGGTCCTACTTGGGCGCAAGATATAAATGATGCGTTTGATTTAGTAGATGCACACGATCACTCATCTGGTAAAGGTGTTAAAGTTAAGCCTAGTGGTTTAAATATTAATGCAGATTTAGATATTCAACAAAATGAATTATTAAATGTTGGAGCGGTTGAGTTAGATGCCTTAAATGCCACATTATCAGGTGCTCTAAACGCTTTGAAGCTTCACTCATATGCAGGTGATTTATATTTTACAAATAGTTCTGGATCGGTAGTTCAAATTACGGACGGCGGATCTATTGTATCATCGCCAGGGTCTGCCTCAATATTTGAAACAACAAGCATATCAACAGATACCACAATATCATCTTCCGATACTTTTGTATATTTAGCTATTGATACAAGTGCTGTTCGAACTATAACTTTACCTCTTGCATCTGCAGTTACTGCTGGTAGAATTTACATATTTAAAGATGCTACTGGACAAGCTGATACTAATGCTATTACAATAGCAAGAGCAGGATCTGATACTATTGATGGTGCTACATCATTTACTCACGATATCGAGTACGGCGCTTTTATTTTAGTTTCCGATGGTACTTCTAAATGGTATGTTAGTTAAGGATAACCATGTTGCAAAAACAAAGCCTTCCTATAAATTTCCAAGCGGGAATGGATACAAAAACCGATACCAAGCAATTGGATCTCGGAAAAATGTATCAAATCACCAATGGTGTATATACATCTCCTAAAAAAATATCTAAACGAAACGGATATACCGCACTTACAAAATACGACACATCTGATAATGCGTTATCCGATTTACAATCTTTAGCTATATATGGAAACGAACTAGTATCCTTTAATGACACCACACTCTACTCTTATTCTGAAAACATACAAAAATGGGTGAATAAAGGAGCAATGTCCAACCTCAACGTTACTTCTATCCCAGTAATGCGTAATGCCTACACTACTACAAAAGTTCAATCCGCATGTGTTGGATCAATTGGAGCATTTTCTTGGAAAGATAGCAGAGGTGGTTGTAGATTAGCAGTTGTGGATTTAGACACAAATACTTTCTTTCAATCTGACGTTCAATTATCTGCTTCTGCTGAAGATCCAAAAATTGTTGTAAATGAAAATCAATTCTATTTTTTCTTTAGAGAAACTGGTGTAATAAAATACAAAAAAGTTAATTCAGCAAATCCAACTGTTTTAGAAGCCGCGGTTACTGTAAAGTCTAACCTCAACTCAACTGATCCTATATATGATATTAAACAAGTAAACAACCGAATCTATCTTGCATATAACTCAACTGAAACAAATGAGTTACAAGTTTTGTATATTGATAACTCCGATAACTTGTCATCTGTAGCTTCGGCAAACGTAATACCTTCTGAGTGTATTAACATAACTAATGATGCTCAAGATCGTATATGGATAACATACCATAATGGAACTGCTGTTTACGCAACCTGTCTATCTTATAATTTAAATGCCACACTATTGGCAGCTACTTTAGTTGAAACAATTGCCGACATTGTAAATATTAGTGCAATACAAACTGCTTCTACTACAATGACATTATTATATACAAAATATAATGCAACATCAAGCAAAACTTTAATAAGAAAAAATACAATAACATTAGCCGGAACAGCAGGAACCGCTGCTGATTTTTTAAGATCAGTTGGACAAGCTAGCAAACTTTTTGAATATGCCGACATACAATACACTTTAGTAGTTCACGATTCAACTTTACAACAAACGTATTTTTTGGTTGATATAAACGGAGTAGTGCAAGCGCGCTTTTCCCCTGGTAACGGTGGTACAGTTGTTGCGCAAAATTGTATTTCTGACGTATATAATGTAGCTACTAGCCAGTGGTTACTTCCTTCCCAGATAAAATCTTTAATTTTCCAAGCCGAGGATCGTAGCACAACTACTTTCTCAACTTTTGGCATAAATAGAAATATAATAAACTTTATTCCAACCATAAACTACCAAGATTCAACTTTAGGTAAAAATCTTTACGTTACTGGTGGTATTCTTAAAAATTATGATGGAGCTTCAGTAACAGAAGATAATTTCTTTTTGTTTCCAGAAGGACTTACAGCCGGAGCAAACTCAGCTTCTGGTGGATCTATGAGCAATGGCACATATCAATATGTTGCCATATACTCCTGGTTTGATAACCGTGGACAACTTCACAGAAGTGCAACTTCAATACCATTAAGTGTAACTACTGCTGCAGGTGGAACTAGTCAAACACAAGAGGTTGTAATACCCACATTAAGATTAACTCAAAAAAGCAACGTAATGATTGAGTTATATCGTACAGAGGCAGCTGGAACGATTTTTTACGCATTAACTTCATTCTCATCACCAACGTTTAACTCAAAAACAGTTGATTCTGTTACTTATACAGATGGTGCATCTGATTCTAGTTTATTAGACAACGAACAGCTTTATACTACTGGTGGGGTTTTGGATAATGATCCCGCGCCAAATGCTAGTTTAATTGTTAACTGGAAAAATAGATTAATTCTTGCCGGTCTAGAAGACTCCGAAGAACTATCCTACTCAAAGGAGTATGTACCAGGAACGCCCGCTCAATTTTCTGACTTTTTTAAAATTAACATCAGTAATCAAGGTGGTCCAATTACTGCTTTGGGAGTTCTTGATGACAAACTTATTATCTTTAAAAAGTCGTTATTATTTGTACTTTCAGGTAATGGTCCTAACGCTACTGGCGAGCAAAATGATTACGGAACGCCTGATTTGGTTTCTTCGGACGTTGGATGTTCCGACCCATCCTCAGTAGTAATAATGCCAGAAGGTTTAATGTTTAAATCTAGTAAAGGGATATTTCTCTTAAACAGAGGACTAAATGTCCAGTATATTGGTGCTGAAGTTGAGGCGTACAACGGGTTTCAAATTAATGCCGCTACTTTAATCCCAAATAAAAACCAAGTGCGATTTTTAACTAATGATAAGTATTGTTTAGTATACGACACTTTTTTCCAAAAATGGTCAGTTTTTGATAACCATGGTGGAAAAGATGGTGAAGTATTATCTGGATCTTACGTTTATTTGAGAGAAGACGAAGATCTTGTTTTTGAAGAAAGTTCTGATTTTTTAGACAATGGAAATCCAATATCTTTACAAATTGACACTGGCTGGTTAAGTTTTGCCGGAGTTCAAGGTTTTCAACGAGTTTATAAAATGCTTGGCTTAGGTGAGTTTTTTAGCCCGCACAGACTTAAAATCGAAACCGCGTTTAACTACCTCAACCTGTACACCGAGTCTAAAAACATAAATTCTGATGATTTTATCAATTCAGAGGCTTACGGAGACGGTTCTCCTTACGGATCAGATGCCTATTATGGCGGCGATTCTGGGCTAAATGCATACCAATTTAGGTTAGATATGAAAACCCAAAAAGCCCAGAGTATTAGGATAAAGATCAAAGAACTTCAAAATGATACGTATGGTAAGGGACTTTCACTATCTAATTTAAACTTTGAGATAGGGTTAAAGTCTGGAACTGGAAAAATCAATCAATCTCAAGGTTTTGGAACTAACTAATGCAACAATATAAGGCTTATTTAGAAGAGACATACAAAGGGCAATCTTGCTACATCGACCCTCAAAATAGAGGTTGGGCAAGTTACAAGATTGAAGGTGACGAATGCTACATCAATCATTGTTACTTAGCTCCAGATTTTCGCGGTGCAACGCTTATGAGTGAACTATGCTCAAACATTGAAGCAATTGCGCGTGAATCCGGGTGTAAATACATGACCGGAACGGTTGAGGTGGGCACTGGAAATCCTATACGAAGTTTAAAAATGATGCATTCAGATGGATATAGAATCCATTCTGCAAATAATAATATTATTGTTATGATAAAGGATCTATAATGGGAAGCGCGGTTAAAAAAGTAACTAGTGTAATAGCACCAGGCGGGCAAAAAGCGCTTGATGCGGTTAGAGGTAAAGTTGAAACTCCGACTGGATATAATCCAAATGCCAGCGCATTTCAGAACTCAAAAGAACAGCAGGACTATCAAAATCTTCTTAAAGCACAAGCTAGTGGGCAAGTCGATAATTCAATTGCTCAACAACAACTGCAAAGTGCAACTAATAGAAATATAGCACAAATTGCAGGAACAGCAGCTAAACAACGAAATAATCAAGCTTTAGCACTAAGACAAGCGTTTAGATCTCAAGCCGATGCAAACCAACAAGCTGCAGCACAGTCTGGATTACTAAGAGCAGAAGAAATGCAAGCCGCACAAAATGCATATGGAGCCGACCTTACTAGACAGCAGCAAGCCGCTCAAAACTTAGAGGGTATGAAATCTGGAATTGCAGGCGCGACACAACAACTACAGTTTGCCGCTAACCTCAATAAACAACAACAAACTAAAGATCTGTTTCAACAAGGCGCTAATGCTGCAATGATGATGTCTGATAAAAATGTTAAAAAAGACATTAAAGAAATTAATCCAAAAGATATTGAAGATTTTGCAACTAAACTAAAAGCTTCTAGCTTTAAATACAAATCTCCAAATGGAGAATCTTATCAAGATGGTTCTGTTTCTGGAATCATGGCACAAGATTTAGAAAAATCTAAAATTGGTAAACAAATGGTTATAAATGGACCAGAAGGTAAGATGGTTGATATGAAGAAAGCCGTCCCTGCAACATTGGCAGCTGTAAGCGAAGTGATGAAGCGAATTAAAAAATTAGAATCAAAAAAAGAAGAGGCATAATTATGGCAATGGACATTTCAAATTTTGCATCTAGTCTAAGAAAGTTTGGTATTGGTGGTGGTAAACAATCTAAGGGTTTATCTGAAGATGAACTTAAAAAAGCATTTGCTAAAAATAAAAGCGCTGTTGCTGCAGATACTGGAAAAACAGATTTATCTCCAATACAACCTGATGGGATTATGGAAAACCCAGCTATAATTAATCTCCAACAAACACCACAAGATAAGATTGATGAGGAAGAGCTAAAAAATAAACGCAAATCATATTTTGCATAAACTTGACATTTTAAAAATATAATGGTATAATAATAGATTGAGGGACCCATGGCAGACATACAGACAAAAGTAGACGCGGAAAAAGCACGGATTGTACAACAATCATTAGGTGCTAATGCGCCAGCACTACAAGGGATGGAATTCGAACTCCCTCAATATAATTCTCCTGTAACAGAATTACAAGCTTTAGACACTGTTGCAAATGGTGAATCGATTATTGATAGAGCCGCACCACAAACTCCTATCGTTGCTCCAGATCAAGCAAAACAAATTATAGACCAACAAATTGCTGAAAAACGTGGTGAACTTGGACTTCCAGGTGGAGTTGCTCCCGCTGCCCAAGTTCCAGTTACAGCAGACCAACTACAAATTGCAAACCAACCTCAGCAAGCTAGCCCATTATCGATGCAACCATCTGGTCCAGGATTAGCTCCATATAATAAAGCAGTTGAATCTTTAAATAAAGCAGCACAAGTTGGTGAACTAGCAGCAGCACAAGAAAATGCTTATGTTGATGGGTATGATAAAAAAATTCAAGAATTTGAATTAAAACAACAAGCTGAAAGAGCTTCTAGACAAAAAGAAGTTGACGATAAAATCTTAGCCGCTCAACAAGAAGTAGAAAAAATATCATCTGGGGAAATCGATCCAAACAGAGTATTTTCTAACATGTCAACCGCTCAAAAATTTGGTAATGTTATCTTAGCTGCAATCGCTGGAAATAGAGGGATTGAAACTCTAGACCGTATGGTCAGAATGGACGTTGCCGCTCAAGAAAATAATAAAAATAGTAAATTAAGCGCAGCTAAAGATAAAGTTTCTATCTATCAAGATTTTAGAAATAAATTAAAAGATGACTTCTTAGCAGCAGAAGCAACAAAAGCCTCAATGTATCAAGTTGCTCAAATGAAACTGCAATCTATTCAAAATCAAACAAAAAATGCGCAAGTAGCTGCAACAATCCAAAATCAAATTGCAGAACTTGAACTTAAAAAACAAGAGACTGTGCAAAAATATGCAGAACATGCAAACAAACTTGCTGCACAACAATCTTTACAAGCTGTAGATCCTATTACTGCTAAAATTAATATGCTACCTGATAGCGCTCAAAAACCACTTCTAGAAGCAAAAGAAGTTTACGACAATACTCAAGCTGCGTTTAAAACTATTGATAGTATATTTGCAGAAGCAGAAGGTATCGGCGGTATTGAAGGTAATATTCCTTTCTCAGATAAAAAAGCTCAGGTAGCTGCTAACAATGCAAATATAGAATCTGCTATTCGAGCTACAATGAAAGGACAAGGAACTATTCAGGAAGCAGAAATTGATAGATTAGTTAAGCCTCTACTTCCGCTTCCTACCGACTCAGTTTCTGTAATACGAATTAAAAATCAAAAATTAAAGCAATTACTTACAACAAAAAATGCTGGACAGATTGGTCGTTTAAGAAACATGGGATTACTCCCTAAGGAATTTTCACCAACTTCAGCTAAAAAAAATTAAATCATGGAAAAAATTTATAACGTACAAACTGGTCTACCAGAAGAATTGACGTTAGATAAAGTTCCTCAGGCTTTACAGTCTGGAACTCATGCATTTAAAAAAGGTACTAGAGTTGATGTGCTTGATCCTGAGGGGCAATCATATTCTTTAGATGCATCTGAATTAAATGATGCTGTTGCTAATGGGTGGAAATTAGAATCTGATGATGATAAAGCTATTCGTAGTGCCGTAAAAGAAAATGAAGGATTTATCGGCGGATTAAAAGTTGCTGCAGGACAAGCGGTTGATGAGGCTTTACTTGGAATTCCGGAATTAATTTTTGATGAGACTGCTGACCCACTAACAGTTGCAAAAAAAGACGCTATTAAAAAATCGCATAACATTGCAAACGCAGTTGGTGGAACCGCTGGTTTTTTATCGTCATTTGCAAATCCTACTACTACAGCCGGAAAGATTGCGCTACCTACAACTCAATTAATTAAAGGTGCTACTAAAGTTGGTGCATTAGCTGAAAAAAGCGTAGCTCAAGCAGCTGGTAAAGCTTTAGGCGAAGGTGTTATTTCTAAGGTTGTTCCAAAAATAGCAGGATCTGCAATAGAAGGTGCAGCGTTTACTGCTCCTGTTGCAATTACTGAAGCAATGCTTGGTGATTACGATAAAGGTGCGGAAACTCTATTAGCTGGTGGATTATTTGGT